TTTCAAGAGCGATTAGACAGTTACGGAAGGATACTGAAGTTAAAGCAATCATCTCTTACGCTGATAGTGATTTCCATAATGGTACAATCTATCGGGCTTGTAACTTTAAATATTGCGGACTTTCAGACCCAAAGAAAGATTTCTACTATGCAGACGGAACTAAACATTCTAGAGGCAAAGTAAAAGGTGCTGAGGGAGAATGGAAAGACCGATCCCGCAAGCACCGTTATGTGATGATATTTGATAAAAATTTGGAACTATTATGGTAAGGTATTACGTGTATTTTCAGTTTTAATTAGTTTGTTATCTCTATATTGTGATGACTTATCGTAAGTCATGATAGATCTAAAGTCATTTAAAAACTGTTGTAAATATTCTTTTTTCAAAACATAAATTGATCTTTTCTTATCATTTTTTATAGTTTCGTATTCGTAGTTAGTAACCCCAATCACTGGATTAATTGTTAATGATGGATTATTTGGATCTGGAATAATAAAATTACTATCAACAACCTTACCAGCTGGTAGAATAATTTTTTCAGAAGAATCTTTTACTTCTTTTGTTTCATAGTGATGAATATTGTTTAGAGATGTTCCGTATTTTTCTTCCGCATATCTATACAAGTGATAGTTTGAAAGTGGCCATTGATCTCTTACATTTACAATTCCTGCAGTTATAAGTACAACCCAGTCAAGGTCTGCTTTACCATAAAGTGCCTCTGCCACTAACTCTGGTCTAAAATTTTCTGGAATTTGATATTTGTTAAACAGAGTAAATACATTTTGCAAATCATCACGCAATTTTATTCTACGAAATAAATTTTTAACACGAATATATTCATCGGAGGAAACCCGACTACTTAATGGTGATTGATATTCTAAATCTGGTAATTCTCTAAAGTATCCCATCAGTAACCAACTCCAACATCTGAATCCCCATAATCTTCTGCATAAATTGGGTTTAGTTCTTGGAAAGAAAGAGATAATTTCATGTGAACTGGCGTTGCATCATCATATGTTGAATAAGTTCCAGATCCAGTATAATTTACTACCATATTTTGAAGAGCCATGGGTTTAAATTTATTTAAAAATGGATGATCTCCCGAACCTTTCCTATACACTAATTGAAAAACATTCGGTGATCTTAAAAATATTCCTTTTCCCCTACCTTCGGATGATCTCGCTGCCATATTTATTTTTAGTTCTCTAATTATTTTTTTGATAATCATACTTTCATCAGCACTTCTTGGTGCAAGATCGAATTCAAAATTAAATGATCTTAACTTTACACTTTGGAATAAGAGTTCCATATTTGGATTTAAAATTTGACCAGAAGATCTGGCCAAAATTCCTTCTAAAGATGTATTTGCTCCTAATAGATTTACTGCTTTGGATGCAAAAAATGATGATGCTAAATCTTGCCCTCCAGCATCAATAAATTTAGAGGCTTCTCCAGCTGCAGATTTAAACGTTGATAAAATTCCTTTTATATAATCTGGACTATCTATTACAGATTTTGATGCCCCAACAGCATATGCAGCTAAACTATTTAAACTATCATCTCCCCATCCAACAGAATTATTATCTTGAATGTTTTGAGGTATTGGTAAAAATATAGTTTTTAGAATTTGTTGTTTGTTTATTACTTCTGTTGACGATGGTTGAGCTGTAATAGACTGACTTTTAATTCCTGGAGCTTGATATTTTTTTATTTGAATTTCTAAAAAATCAGTTGTTTTTTCAATTTGTTTAAGTGGATACCTTAAACTTTTTTCATTTAATTGTGGTTTTGCTCTTGATGTATTTGTATTTGCTTGATCACTTGGTTTTTCTGGACTTGGACCAACTGAGGGTTGGGAAGAATTTCCTTGAGCAATCCACTCTCGACCAGCTCGTATTTGTTCTGCCGACTCTCTCTGCGCGGCCGCTGCTTCTTTATTCAATAATGATTGAAGCTGGGCATTGCTACCTGTAAACCCTCTGTCGGCACGTATGGCTTCTAAATGTTGTTGGTAGATTGGATCTGAAGATACGGCCATGCCTATTCAGCTGAGGTGTATGTTTTTAATTATTTATCCGTATTTTTGCAAAAGGTATCTGATATAAATCTTTTAACTCTGATTTATAGACTTCGTACAGTTGTCCTGGAACTTCATCCCATGTATATTGTCTGATTTTTCCTCCCCTCCAGTGAAAATTTATTCCACGAAATCCCCACGAAAAGACTTCAGTAATCGCAACTAAAGGATTTTGATCGTATTGAATATTTGAAGTTTTTGGGTTATATACAAAAACATAATATTTTCCAATTTTCGGAACTTTTCCGCTTTCTTCTATATTTTTTAGAATTTCTATCATTAAATCATCGGGATCTTCTTTTCCAATTAAATTATCAGATACTTCTCTTATACGATTAATATTATCATTAGTATCTGTATTTTCCTGTTTTCTTTCTTTTAGAGTTTTTCTTGGCATTATCGAATACCTAAATCATCCTCTGTTATGATTTTAAATTCCCAAAGACGGTCCTTACAAAAATCTTTTGCTGCCTTCCACTTTGCTTGGTTTTTTGCATATTCATAAACTTCGTAAATATAACCTTTTGTTCTTCTTTTTTGAACTTTTGGTTCGACCGTTTGCTTTTTTGGTTTAATTTCAATAATGTATTTTTTAATTTGACCGCTCGATTCTTTTACTTTGATATAAAAGTCTGGAAAATATCTATGTATTTTATTGTCTATTGGTGACCTATATGGAAGTGCTAGTTCTTCACTTCCCCATTCAAGAACATTTTCATTTAAATCACAATAGACCATAAATTTACGCTCCCACAATGACCTATAAATTATATTTGTTGGGTCTCCTTTATATTTTGATGGGTATGATGGTTGATATTTTCCCTTATATGACATCTAAATAGTGATATTAAAATACTCATATTAGGTATTTAGAGTGGTTAGTCCCAAAAAAATATCTGACTTTAAACCATTAGTTACTAATCTTGCACAAACTTCTCATTATCAGGTAATTTTTGGTGGTCTTTCTCCAAACTTAATAAAATATTTGAACACTAGGGGAGTTAACTCCACATTTGTATCTAATGAAGTTGGTCTTTTATGCTCATCAGCGTCTTTACCTGGGAGTAGTTTAGCTACTGCTGATATTAATGGAAATTTTATAGGTGTGATGGAAAAAATGGCTCACACCAGAATTTATACACAACTTGATTTGGAATTTTATGTTGACTCGGACTATAAAACTTTAAAATTTATTGAGCATTGGATGGAATATGCTGCGGGAGGATCGCCAGAAAATACTAGATCTGAAGGATACTATTTTCGCATGAGGTATCCAGAACAATATAAATGCAATCAAACTAAAATTATAAAATTCGATAAAGACTACGCTAGAGAACTTGAATATTCTTTTATTGGTATGTTTCCGATTAATCTTTCTTCAACTCCAGTTTCATACGATTCTTCTCAAATTTTAAAGGTTAACGCATCCTTTAATTTTGAAAGATATATTGTTGGACAATCATCCAGTAGATCCATTATACAAAATGTAGATAATAATAAAGGTTCTGATTTAACTACACTTCAGAAACAAGCAAAATCATCATCACCACCAGATTATTTAAGTTCAACAACCGACAAATTGATAAATGAAGTTGGCGCAGCGACGTTTGATCCAACTAAACTTGTAAGATCGACAGGGGCAAATTTTAGAAATCCCATTACTCCCGGAATTGATATTAATCGAGGTTTGTCATAATAAATAATCACAACTGAAGTTTTATGGGTTATTATGCCTTTACCAAAGATTAATACTCCAATTTATGAATTGGAATTACCATCGACTAAAAAAGCAATTAGATATAGACCTTTTTTAGTTAAAGAAGAAAAAATTCTTATCATTGCAATGGAGTCTGAGGATGAAAAACAGATTACTAATGCAATTAAAACAGTAATTGGAAACTGTATTTTATCTAAAGGAATTAAAGTAGATGATCTTTCTACTTTTGATATTGAATATTTGTTTTTAAATATTCGTGGAAAATCTGTCGGTGAGGATGTTGAAGTTTTAGTAACTTGTCCAGATGACAATGAAACTCAAGTTCCTGTTTCAATAAATTTGGATGAGATTAAAGTTTGTGCAAATCCAGATCATAAAAGAGACATTGTTTTGGGAGACAGTTTAACAATGAGGATGAGATACCCATCTCTCTCAGAGTTTATTAAATCTAACTTTACAATTGATGGTAATATTGGAGTTGATGAATCTTTCAATTTAATTTCATCCTGTATTGATACAATTTACAATGAGGAAGAATCTTGGTCTGCATCTGATTGCAGCAAAAAAGAACTAAATGAATTCATTGAGCAATTAAGTTCTAAACAATTTAAAGAAGTTGAGGCATTTTTTGAGACCATGCCTAAATTATCACATACAATTAAAGTAAAGAATCCAAACACTGGTGTTGAAAGTGAGGTAGTGCTGGAGGGATTATCCAGTTTTTTCGGATAGGAATGGCGCATACTGATCTTGCGTCACATTATAAAATTAATTTCGCCCTCATACAACACCATAAATATAGTTTGACAGAGCTTGAAAATATGATTCCTTGGGAAAAGGAAATTTATCTTACACTTTTACAACAGCATCTGGAAGAGGAAAATCTAAAGCATCAGCAAAATAGTGGTATCTAGTAAAATTTACAGAGCTCCAAGTATTTTAAATAAAAAAGGATCCACTCTTGGAGATGTTGCTCAGAGTGGTGTAAATCCTGTCACTGGTGAATATCTTTCCTCTCAACAAAGAAAGGCACTTTTTAGAAAAAGAACTGTTAGTTCTGAAAAAGTTTTTGGGAAACCTGGTGCTATTGTTAAACTAACACCATCATCAATAGCACCTGTTGGTAGTCCTGAGACATCAGAAAAGTCTAATATTGTTTCTTATGCAAAACAGCAAGGTATTTCCCCATCTGTAATCGATATTGCATCTTTATTAAAAAGAATCATTATTTTAGAAAAACAGGTATCAACATTATCAAATTTAATTTCTAAAGAAAGTGAAGAGGAAAATAAACAAGATAAGGATAGAATTAAGAGAGAAGAAAGAGAGGAGGAAAAAAGACGGAGATCTTCTAAATCATCTGGATTAGGAAAAAAAATATCCAATCTTCTTTTATCTCCAGTTGAATCAGTAGCGAAAAAGACTCAAGGAATTCTATCTACCTTGGTGGAATTTTTTACTATACTGTTTGCTGGTTGGTTGACTGATAAGGGACTTTCAGCAATAAAGTTAAATTCAGAAGGAAATATACAGGCATTAGAAGATTTAAAGAATACTGTCCTTAAAAATCTAGCAGTAGTTGGTGGTATATTTCTAGCATTGAATGGTGGAATATTCGTTGTTCTTGGAATTTTAAAATCATTGACTAAGCGTATATTGAAATTCGCGTGGAGACAAACGTTTGGTAAATTATTCAGACCCCCTACTCCTCCTGCGCCTACTCCCCCTCCTGCAGGAGGTGGTGGTGCGGCTGCCGGTGCAGGTGGTGGTGCGGCTGCTGCTGCAGCTGGTGGAGCGAGTGCCGCTACAAGTGGATTATCAAAAGGTCAACAAGCTGCTAAACTTAAATTAGCTCAAGAAGTAGTTGATAAAGGATTAAAGGCAAAAGGTGCAATGATTGGTGGAAAATACATTTCAGTGGATGCAACTGAAGCTAAAAAATTACTTCAAAAACCAAATATTTTCCAAAGAATGTTTCAAGGAGTTGGAAATCTGACTCAAGGTGCAGTTGATAAAATAAAAGGTATAGGAGATTCTGCAAAAAATAAAATTTTAGAATTTCTTGGTAATAAAATTAAGCCATTGCTTGAACCAATGTTGAATTCAATAAAATCAATATCGGGGAAAGTTTTTGGAACATTAGAAAAACTACCTGGATTTAAACAAGTCTCCGCATTTTTAAAAAAACAAGGAATAAAAGGTCTTGGAGATGCTGCTGGAATAGCAAAAAAAGTTGGAGCAAAGGGTATTCCAGTTATTGGTGGACTGATAAATCTTGCTTTTGCATATGATAGATTGGCGAATGGAGATACTGTTGGAGCTGGATTGGAGGCGTTATCTGGATTACTGGATTTGTCTGCGTTAGTTGGATTTGCTCCGGGGCCAGGAATTTCTTTAGGACTTGATGCATTTTTATTCGCAAGAGACTTTATTCCATCTATTAAGCAAGGAGAAGAGTCGTTACTTAAGTCTCTTGGATTATCTGGAATAATGGGAATGGCTAATAAAATCGGATCAAAACTTCCGAATATAGGTGAAATTGCAAAAATGGTCAATGGTGGTAAAAAACCAGAACAACCAAAAGCATCTGAAACATCTGGAACAGGATCTGAAAATCCAGAAATCGAAAGAAGTAGTCCTACACCCATTGGGTCACAATCACCAGCAGCACCATCATCGGCGTTAGCACCAATGCCACAAATATCACCACTTTCAGATTCGTCGTTTATTCCATCTCAAAGTTCGGCTGCTCCACCTCAAATTATTTATAGAAGAATTAAATCTGGACAAGGTGGGCAAGGGGATCAGTTAGAATCTGGATCAGCAACAGAAGTTCCATTTATCTCCTCTTCTAATCCTGATAATTTTTATACATTATATTCTCAAGTAAATTATAATGTGGTGATGTAAAATGATAAAATCATCAATTAACATAAAAACTTCTTTTTTTAATGTAACTAAGAGTGCTATTGGGAGTTCCTCTAATATTTTGAAAAAAGCGATTTTAAAACGAACAAAAGTAAAAAAAGAAAAAATTGCTAGATCAAAACTTTTTGATGTAAAAAAAGCGGAAAGAAAAAAAAGAGAAGAAAAAGAAGATTTATTGGAAAATAAATCAAAGGTTGAAACGCAAGGTCCACTTAGTAAAGTTTCTTCTACAGCTAAAAACTTTTTAGAAAGTATTTTAGATTTTCTTGGAATTTTATTGATAGGGTGGGCAGTTAATAATTTACCAAATATTATTAAAATGGTTGAAAATTTGATATCTAGAATCAACTTGTTATTTCAAGGTTTAAAAAATTTTATAGAAAATATTACAAAGTGGTTTAAAGGAATTTTTGGACTTGTTACTGGAACTCTTGAGAACTGGAGAAATTTTGACTTTACAGATCAATCTGGAAAAATAAAAGCAGCAATGAAAGAGATGGAGGATGCTGTAAAAGGAATTGAAAAGGCGTTTGAAGATGCAAAAACTGCTGTTGGTGGTGATATGGGAGAAGTCTCCGCAGCGGGTGGTGGAAGTTTAAACGCTGCTGATGTAATAGCTGATACTCCTGAAGAAAAGGCATTCATAGCCACAGTTAGAGAATTAGAAGGAACTGGTGGATCTGGTGGATATAATACAGTTTATGGTGGCGCGGTTGTCCCAAAATTATCTCAAATGTCTCTTGGTGAATTGTATGATGCAATTAAACTTGGTGGAACGGATAGACTACCAGATAGATTAGGTGGTGGAATTATACCATTTAAAAAAGATCGATATAATTCCAGTGCATCTGGTGCGTTGCAAATTATGCCGGAAACGTTAAGGGGACTAGTGGAGAGAGGACAGTTTAAATGGGATGATACTTTTAGTCCAGAGACACAAAATAAAATGATTCTTGCTTTGGCGCGAAATGGTGGAGTAGATATTGAGAAGATGACTGATTCTCAAATGTATAAAGCGAGTAAAATATGGGCAGGTTTGGGTACATTTCATGGTCAAACAGATAGAACTTCAAGTCAATCTCTTGAGGTTTATAATCAAAATTTAAAAGAGGCAAAAAAACCTAAAGGTGCTGGAGACGGTAGAAAATCTAGAGGTGCAAATAAATCGTCAGCATATAATCAAGCTGTTACTGTGGGTAGATCTTTGTTAGATAAAGGATATAAACCATGGCAGCATCCAGACTTTAATTTGTATTCTGGATACACGGGGTCTGGTAGAGAACGTGTTATGATGAGAGGATATAGATCTTATCATAATTATGGTGAGGCATTAGATTATCCACTCTCACATAATAGCGAAGCACAATTAGATAATCTTGCTGCATTTTTCAGACAAAATAAAGCAAAACTAGGAATTGCTGAAATATTATGGAAAACAAGTGGACACTATGATCATTTACATGTCTCTTTTTCTGGTGGAGAGGGAATATCTAGACCAGTTGCTGATATACCCATGTTACAGGGTCAACAGCAGCAACAACAAATAATTATTATAGATGAAGAGAGTCAAGAAACTACAGTGATTCCAGCAGATTCTGGTGGTGGCGCTGTAATTATGAGTGGAGATTCGTTAAATAGATTTATGAGAAAAAAACTCTTATTAGAATTAGCATATACTTAAATGGCATCTGCAACAGAATCTTCAATATATGAAGAATTAATTTTAGAATCAAATGATCAAAAGAGAACAGTAGACATTAAGTTTGGAACTATTTCTGTAGATTATTATGAGGATATTTTTTCACCGACAATTACAGCAAAAATCAGAGTAGTAAACACTGGAGATACGATTGCTCCACCAGATTCTGATGGAAATCCAGATGGAAATAAACAATCAATTTATAATGGTTTACCTTTAAGGGGTGGGGAAAGATTATCACTTAAAATTCAAGATCAAGGAGTAAACGGTGAAAATCAAACAAAAAAAGGAATTGATTTCTCATCCACAATAAAAAAATATTTGTATGTATCAAGTATCTCTGATGTAATTTCAGAATCTCAAAGAGAAAGTTTTACGTTACATCTTGTTTCAAGAGAGGCGATTACAAACGAAACCACTAGGGTTGTAAAAAAATATTCAACTGATTTATCAATCGATCAATCAGTGAATTTAATTTTGAAAGATGTTTTAAAGACGGATCAGGTTAAAAATCCAGATAAGGCAATTAATAAGTATGGATTTATTGGTAATATGAAAAAACCATTTAGTGTACTTGTTTGGTTAGCATCTAAAGCTGTTCCTGAAGTTTCAAAAGATTCAACTGCCGGATTTCTTTTTTATCAAACGCAGGATGGATTTCAGTTTAGATCTGTTGATATGTTGACTAAACAAAAACCAAAAGCAACATATCGTTATAGTGATGTTGCAGAGTCAAATAATGAAAAGAATAATGATTTTAATATCTTAAATTATATTACTGATAAAAATCAAAATTTAATTGAAAAATTAAGATTGGGGACTTATGCTAGCGCCAGAGTTTATTTTGATCCATTGACTTTTAATTTTTATGGAAAAACATTTTCACTCCCAAATTATGAAAAAGCGATCAATAATTTAGGTGGTAAAAAGTTAGATCTTCCAAAATTATCTAATTCATCAAATAAAAATCTTGGCGAAATTCCCACCAGAATTTTATGTTCAGTTTTAGATGTGGGAACTTTGGAAAAAGGAGTTTCTAAAAATTATAATGCAGATCCAGCAGATTATCAGGCACAAGCAATTATGCGGTATAATGTTTTGTTTACACAAACTGTAAGTATGGTTGTTCCATGTAACACTGATTTAAGGGCTGGAGATGTAATTAAGTGTGAGTTTCCAAAAATCTCAAGAAGTGATTCTGAAGAAATTGACTCCGATCAAAGTGGACTATATATGATTAAGGAACTGTGCCATCATTTTGAACCTAATCGTTCATTCACATCAATGCAGTTAGTAAGAGATACTTTTGGTATACATAAACCATCATGATAGAAGAGTCTTTATTTAAAACTAATTTTGTAGGAAGAGATGGATTTCGCTGGTGGGTAGGACAAATTGCCCCAATAGAATCATGGGAATCCCAGGCAAATGGTGGTGGATGGGGAAGTAGATACAAAGTCCGTATCATGGGATACCACCCAGATAACGAGACTGATTTAAAAAATGAAGATCTTCCATGGGCTGGAGTTTTAATGCCCACAACAACTGGAAGTGGCGGAGCAAATCTTGGTGTTAATTCAAAATTAGCACCTGGAGATGTTGTTGTTGGTTTTTTCTTAGATGGAGATGATGGTCAAATTCCCATGATCATGGGAACTTTTGGTAGAACTGGAGATATAATCCCAAAACCATACAAAGCACCTTTTGAACCTTTTACAGGTTATACAGATAAAATAAAAAAACCAAATGGATTATTAGATTCTTCTAGTTGGAGTGAATCTGTTAGTTCTAATACAAAATCTTCAAAAACTCCAAGAAGTGTTGATCAAAAAACAGCTTCAAGACTTAATACTTCGTCAGGATCATCCACATCTACATCTACTTCTACATCTACTGCAACCACAACTTCCACAACTTCCACAACTGTAAGTCCCATATCTACACCTACAGAACCTAAAGAAATATCATCATCTTCAGCAATAGGAACTACCATTGTATTAGCAGACACTTGTGAAGATACATTAGTAAAAGGAATTTCTGCAGAAGTTAATAATCTTTTGAACAAAATTCAAAATGCTGCGACAGTATTTTTAAATATTGATAATGAATTGAATAAGTCTGTTGAAGTTATTTCATCTCTCGCAAATGGATTTGTTGGTCAAATGATGAATAAATTATATAATAAATTTGAAAAGTTACTTTCTGAGGGACTTGAATTATTATATAAAACAACCTTTGGTTCAATATTAACTTCCTCAGGGGGTAATACCGTAACAGCACATTTAGGTGCAGTTGCTGCTCAAAAAGCAATGATGAGCCCTGTTAAAATATTTGAAGATGCAATCGCTTGTATTTCCTCCAAAGTTGTAGAGGGACTGAAATCTATAGTAAAAGATTTACTAAAAGAAATCGTAAAAAATATAACAAATTTTGTTACATGTGTTGGAAATCAATTTGTAGGAGCATTTTTAAATAAAATTATAGATGATATGGTATCTGGTTTATCATCTGCTATTAGTGGACTTTCTAAAATTTTATCTCCGGCGTTTAAAGTAGCAGAATTTTTACGTAGTGGAGTTGATGTATTGAAAGCACTGGGAGGTCTTTTTGATTGTGATCAAGGTAAAGGAAAGTGTCCAGAGGTAAAAGAAATAGTAGTAGGAAAAGGTCCAAAAAAATCTGATAATGAAAAAGACTCCTTTGATAAAATATTAGAAAATATGAATGCATCAAAGGCAATAGGAAATTTAGCATCTGATTTTGAAAGGCAGTATGGAAAATGGGATATTTTCGGTGATGGAACAAAAGTATCAGGAACAAGTCAATCTTTAACTGGTGGATGTTACAGTGGACCTTGTTCCAATAATGGTGGTCCGCAAGTTAAAATTTTTGGTGGTGGAGGTAGTGGTGCTGTTGGAAAAGCACTATTGGGATCTTTTGTAAACAACGTTGATGGTCTTGGAAATGTAGTTAATGCTGCCCAAAAAACAGCTAGTGTCATTGGTGTTCAAATTGATAATCCTGGTTCTGGATATAAATTCCCACCATTTGTTGAACTAGTTGATGAGTGTGGTCAAGGATATGGTGCAATTGCTAGAGCATTGATTGATGAGAATGGGCAAGTAGCATCAATTTATATTGTCTCTCCTGGGGAAAATTATCCGGTAGAAGATTCCGATCCGTATGGAGTTTCATCCGTTGTTATTTCTGACCCTGGAAATGGATATTTACCAACTGATACTGCAGTTGATAGTTTTGGAACAGAATATGAATTAATCGTAGATTCTGGAAGAATCATTTCTGCTAAACCAATAAATAGTCAAGTTATAGATGATGTTCCTGTAATTAGTGTAATATCCGACACTGGTGATGGTGCATTATTAAGACCAGTTCTTGGAGTATTCCCCCAAGATCCACAAACAGAAGTACAACAAGTCATTGATTGTATAACATAAAATGGCAGATAGACCAAACCAAAATTGGGTAGCAAGGCAAATAGATTCTCGTGGTCCTAATTTTAGGATTGACGTTAAAAATCCCCAAATGGGATTTGATGGACCTGACTTGTATAATTTCTATAGTTGGAATGATAATAAGGATGTAAATCTAGTGGGATTTACTGAGGGTGGAACCTATAGAATTTACAACGATAGATATATTGAAATAATTGGTGGATCAAAAAGTGATGAAGATGGATCAATTGATATTAATATTGCAGGATTAAATGGCGATGTTTGTATCACCGCTGCTAGAAATGGTAGAGTTAGAATAAAAGCGAAAAATATTCAAATTGAATCTGCCGAAGACATTGATTTGAAAGCAGGGAGAAACTTAACTCTTAAAAGCGGGTCTGGAAGAATTTTAATGGATGGTAACAAGATAGATCAAAATGCATTAACAGGAAACGCAATCAAAGATACTTTTGCTATGAAAGTATTTAAAAATAGTTTTGTTGGATCTGAATTTCTTGAGACTGCGTTTAAAGCAGCAGTTCCATTTATAGGAGGATAGTAAATGTCTTCGGAAAATCTCACGTCTTTTGGACAAGAATCTTTTTTCAACGAGAAAGCAACCTTCTATAAAGGAGTTGTAGTTTATGGTGACTCTGAAGGTGTTGGAGTGTCTAATGTTGAAAAAGACGCTGTAAGTATTGCAAATAACGTTAGATCTTTGAACTTTACTGGAAACGCGGTATCGTCTGTTATTTTGGAAAATACAAACACGGCTACTGTTCGTGTTGAGATGACTACTAATATTGACGGTGGAAGACCAGATTCTGTTTATGGTGGAGTTGAATCGTTGGATGGTGGAGATATTTAAGTAAATGACGACACAAATTCAGGTTAGAAGAGGAATATCCGAAAGATGGACTTTATTAAACCCAGTTCTTGCTGAGGGTGAAATTGGTGCTGAATTAGATACTAAAAAATTTAAAATTGGTGATGGTGTTACTCCTTGGAATTCATTAACCTATGTTGTTGGTCCACAAGGAGTTCAGGGAACTACTGGATCTCAGGGAATTCAAGGACTTCAGGGAACTGATGGTGCTTATGCTTCTCAAGGATCTCAAGGTACAACTGGATCTCAAGGAACTCAAGGTATTCAAGGAATTCAGGGAATCCAGGGTATCCAAGGGATTGATGGTGCATACGCTGCTCAAGGATTTCAAGGAATTCAAGGAATTCAAGGTCCAGCTCAAGGTCTTCAGGGAACACAGGGTGTCCAGGGAATCACTGGATCTCAGGGAATTCAAGGACTTCAGGGAACTGATGGTGCTTATGCATCTCAAGGATCTCAAGGCATTCAAGGTATTCAAGGCATCCAAGGACTTCAGGGAACTGATGGTGCATATGCTGCTCAAGGATTTCAAGGTATTCAAGGCGTTCAAGGCATATCTGGACCATCAAGTCAAATAAACGCTACTGCAGTTACAACCAATTCTACTTTTTATCCAGTTTTTGTTGCTTCCGCCGGATCAAATCAAACAGCAAGCGTCAGAACAACGGCAACTGCTTTTACTTTTAATCCTAATACAAATGATTTAACTCTAGGTGGAACAATCACCGCTGGATCTCATTTACCTAGATTAAATAGTACATTTGATTTAGGATCCTCATCTATGAAGTGGTCAAGGATTTATACATCTGGTGATGCTTATGTTGGGATAGATACATCTGGAGGTGTAGTATTAACATCACCTAATGGGTCTCAATACCGACTCTTTGTTAGTAATTCTGGAACTCTAGGAACGCAATTGATATAAAGGAGTAAAGATATGGCAAGTCAGATTCAACTTAGAAGAGGATCGTCAGATGAATGGTTTGTAGCTAACCCCGTACTTGCCGATGGTGAACTTGGTGTAGAAATAGATACTTTAAAATTCAAAGTTGGTAATGGTGTTACCAATTGGAATTCTTTACCATATGCAAGTGGTATTCAAGGTGTTCAAGGTGCTCAAGGTCGCCAGGGTATTCAAGGTATTCAAGGTCTTGATGGTGCATATGCTTCTCAAGGTATTCAGGGCCCGCAGGGAATTCAAGGTCTTGATGGTGCATATGCATCGATAGGATTTCAAGGAATTCAAGGAACTCAAGGCATTCAAGGGATTCAAGGAACTGATGGTGCGTATGCATCTCAAGGATCTCAAGGAACTCAGGGTATTCAAGGTCCAGCTCAAGGACTTCAGGGGTTTCAAGGAATACAGGGCACTCAAGGTCGCCAGGGTATTCAAGGTATTCAAGGTCTTGATGGCGCGTATGCTTCTCAAGGTATTCAGGGTATTCAAGGTATTCAAGGACTACAGGGTATAGGAGCACAAGGTGTTGTAGGTGTTGGTAGCACTGGACCACAAGGTGTTCAAGGAATTCAAGGAATTCAAGGAATTCAAGGTATTCAAGGTGGACAAGGTATTCAAGGAATACAGGGTACGCAAGGACTTGATGGTGCTTATGCTTCTCAGGGATCTCAAGGTATTCAAGGTCCAATTGGACCACAAGGTACAGGAGCTCAGGGTGTTGTAGGTATTGGTAGTACTGGACCGCAGGGTGTCCAAGGAACTCAAGGGATTCAAGGAATACAGGGTATTCAAGGATCGGGATCTCAGGGTATTCAAGGTCCAATTGGACCACAAGGTACAGGAGCTCAGGGTGTTGTAGGTGTTGGTAGCACTGGACCTCAGGGTATTCAAGGACTTCAAGGCATTCAAGGGATTCAAGGAACTGATGGTGCATATGCTTCTCAGGGATCTCAAGGTATTCAAGGCGATTTTGGTATTCAGGGTATTCAAGGTCCAATTGGACCACAAGGCACAGGAGCTCAGGGTGTTGTAGGTGTTGGTAGCACTGGTTCTCAAGGTATTCAAGGACTTCAAGGAACTCAGGGTATTCAAGGTCTTGATGGTGCATATGCTAGTATTGGTAGTACAGGTGCTCAAGGAATTCAAGGTATTCAGGGTCCGCAGGGAGTTGCAGGAGAAAAAGGTACAACAGGATTTCAAGGAATTCAAGGAATTCAAGGTGTTCAGGGAATTGGAATAACTGGAGCTCAGGGGATTGCTGGTGCATATGCTTCTCAAGGTTCTCAAGGAATTGTTGGTATAGGAAGCACTGGACCGCAAGGTATTCAAGGTCTTGATGGTGCGTATGCTTCTCAAGGTTCTCAAGGTATTCAAGGCGTTCAAGGTATTCAGGGAACACAAGGCATCCAAGGTGTTCAAGGGACGCAAGGACTCCGTGGTTTTCAAGGCATTCAAGGTAGACAAGGTATTCAAGGAATACAGGGTACGCAGGGACTTGATGGAGCATATGCTAGTATTGGAAACACTGGACCTCAAGGTATTCAAGGACTTCAAGGAACTCAGGGTATTCAAGGTCTTGATGGTGCATATGCATCTCAAGGTTTTCAAGGTATTCAGGGTATTCAAGGTACTCAAGGTAGACAAGGTATTCAAGGTATTCAAGGTCTTGATGGTGCTTATGCTTCCCAAGGTTCTCAAGGTATTTTTGGAACGCAGGGTACTCAAGGTATTCAAGGATCTAATCCAGAAGCAAAAAATTTCACAGTAACCGTTGCAGACCTTAATGGAAATAACGTATTTTACATAGACAACGTTGCTGATTACAGTCTTTCATTATTCAGAGGTCAAGAATATGTTTTTGATCAAACTGATGCTTCAAACGCTGGTGATAAGATTGCAATATCTACAACTAATGATGGAATTCATAATAGTGGTGTTGCGTATACAACTGGATGGACTTATACGGGCACTGCAGGATCTACAGGAGAAGCACTATTCAGAATTCCATATGATGCACCATCAATCTTATATTTTTACTCTGAAAGCGCTGCAAATTATGGAGAGGCATTTGTAATCTATGATCTAACCGCAACATCTTTAATAGGAGCACAAGGAATTGCAGGTGCTTTTGCATCTCAGGGATCTCAAGGTACTCAAGGTACTCAAGGAACCGATGGTGCATATGCATCTGTAGGAAGTCAGGGAGCACAAGGAATTGCTGGACTGGGTGTTCAAGGATCTCAAGGTACGGATGGTGCATATGCTTCTCAGGGAGTCAGTGGGTCTCAGGGAACTCAAGGTTCTTCTGGATTTGTTGGGGTTGATGGTGCTCAAGGTGCTCAAGGAACTACTGGAATTGGAAGCACAGGCACTCAAGGTATTCAAGGCGCTCAAGGCGCTCAAGGACTTCAGGGAATTCAAGGCACTCAAGGAACTCAAGGTGTTGGAAATACTGGTTCTCAAGGATTACAGGGAATTCAAGGTCTTCCTGGATTCGGATCTCAAGGAACTTCTGGACCTCAAGGAACTTCTTTTAGTAGAACAGTAACTACAATTGATGCAACTAATGGTCAAACGGTATTTAATGTAAGTTATACTATTGGATATCTTGAAGTATTTTTGAATGGAATTAAATTATCTTCTAGCGAATTTACCGCCACTGACGGAACATCAGTTACTTTAAATGAAGGTGCTCCCCTTAATGCAAAATTAGATTTTATTTCATTCACTTCTGCTGGACCACAAGGAACTCAAGGTATCCAAGGTTCTCCAGGAGCTGGATCTCAGGGTGCTGATGGTGCATACGCATCTCAAGGATCTCAAGGTATTCAAGGAAATCTAGGAGTACAAGGAACCACAGGAGCTGGAACCCAGGGTGCTCAAGGTATTCAAGGACTTCAAGGAATACAAGGAATTCAAGGCATTCAGGGTCTTAATGGTGCATATGCATCACAAGGTATTCAAGGTAGACAAGGAATTCAGGGAACCTATGGTTCTTCTGCTTGGACGCCAGTATTTTCCGGAATTGCATTGACGGACGGAAGAAATTTTGTAAAAACTTCTGCAGTCACGGGATTTACCGCACAAGTTTATTCTGCTGAAGGATTTACAAGATCTGTATATACTAGTGCTCAAGCTAATGATGAAAGTTCAATATTGTACTTTGGATTGAACGAAAATCCATCTACATCTGTTAATGAATCTACAATAGACTATGCATTTTCATTAAATGCTGGAAGTTTAGAAATATACGAAAACGGATCATTGATTTCTGCTGTTGGTTCTTATACCACAAACGCCAGATTTGCTATAATCTATGATGGGGTTGATATTGTTTATTACTTAAATGATGTTGGAGTAAGAACAACATCAAGATCTATAGGAAATGCACTACACTTTGATAGTTCTTTCTATAATCCTGGTGCTACATTGAAAAATGTGACATTTGGGGTTTCTGGTGAAGTAGGTATTCAAGGTGCTCAAGGAATTCAAGGTGGTCAAGGACTAAATGGTGTTTTTGGTGGACAAGGTACTCAAGGAATTCAAGGCATTCAGGGTCTTAATGGTGCATATGCATCACAAGGTATTCAAGGTAGACAAGGAATTCAGGGAACCACTGGATCTCAAGGTATTCAAGGTGTCCAAGGAACCACAGGATCTCAAGGAATCCAAGGAATTCAGGGTATTCAAGGCACTATTGGAACTCAAGGAACCACTGGTACTCAAGGTTCTCAAGGTATTCTAGGAATTCAGGGAATTCAAGGTACTCAAGGTCTTGATGGTGCTTATGCTTCTCAAGGAATTCAAGGAGCACAGGGAATTCAAGGAAATCTAGGAGTACAAGGAATTCAAGGAATCCAAGGGTCACAGGGTGTTCAAGGAACTCAAGGGATTCAAGGAATACAGGGTATTCAAGGATCGGGATCTCAAGGTATTCAAGGTCTTGATGGCGCTTACGCTTCTCAAGGGACTCAAGGATCACAGGGAATTCAGGGAATTCAAGGAATTCAAGGACTTGGATTTCAAGGTATTCAAGGTCTTGATGGTGCGTATGCTTCTCAAGGTTCTCAAGGTACAACGGGAACTCAAGGAACCACAGGATCTCAAGGAACCCAAGGTATTCAAGGATCTGCTGGAAATTGGGGAGGCATAACCTTTGATTACACTTTTGACAGTAGTATTACAGCAACAGATCCTGGTGCAGGTAATCTAAGATTTAATGCTACTATAATAGGAAATGCAAATCGTCTTTATATTTCTGATCAAGATGATACTGCTACTAATTTAGATTCAATTTTTTCAAACATACTTAATGTTAATAATATACCAAAAGGTTATGTTAGAATTTCAAATCTAGATAATCCAAGTAATTACGCTCTGTTTAGTATTGATTCGCTAAGTTCTGATAATGGAACTTGGTATAATATAGTTATTACAAATATTGTAGCGAGTGTAAACACATTTTCAAATACAAATGTTTTAGTTTCATTTACTGAAAATGGAGCTCAAGGAATTCAAGGAATTACTGGAGTTAATGGTTCTCAGGGAATTCAAGGAATTCAAGGACCAGCTTTTACATCACCTCCAGACGACAATGGATATGGTACATTTAACGTTGGAATTAATACTTCTAAGTATATTCCCGTAACTGGTGGAAATGGATCTATTGTTGTTACTGATTCTACCGGTCCTGGAATAGGACATTCATTCCCAAGTACTTCTGGATACAGATACATAATCGAATCTATTCATGTAACAAATAAATCTCAGGGAGATTTGTACATTTCTGGTAGACATGATTTCAATGGTGGATCGAATGTTCCAATTGCAAATAGAATTTTAGTTCCATATGAGTCTTCGATAGAACTTTTGGAACAACCTCATATTGCTAATCCACGAGACATAATCAGATTGCAAGCTTTGTCTTCTTCATCATCTAATGCGACTGGACATGATGGTGGAATTGATGCATTTATAGCAATTGCCTCTAAAGATGATACTGACTTTTTTGGAGTTGGAAAACTAATCACTTCCGCCGCAAATGGAACAGAAGTATATACATCCTCATCTTATCCAGCGATAATACAATCGATATATGTTACAAACTATAGCAATACGTCTGATGTCGATCTATCGCTATCAGTTTTTAGAGGTGGAACAATAGGAAGTATTATTACTACTGGGATTAGGGTTGGATATCTTGCATATAAACTAACAATACCTAAAAATAGCACTGTAGAACTTATCCAAAGGCCAAAACATTTAAATCATGGCGATACCTTACTAGCTCAATCTTCAACATCTTCCTCTTTAGCCATAACAGTTTCCGGAAAAACAGTAACTTAGTCAATCCATATGTGTTATAATTAGTTATGTATGATTTCACAGAAATATGACCTCGGTTCTAATTGCTATACCTTGTTATGGTGGAATTGTTAGTGACAAAACAGTTCAAGGTGTATTTAAACTTGGGAAAGAACTACTGAAAAATGGTATAGATCATGGATTTTTGACCATTGCTAATGAATCTTTGGTTACTAAAGCAAGATCACGTATATCAAACTTTTTTATTAATAGTACGGAATATGAAAAAATTTTATTCATAGACTCCGACATAGGATTTTTTGAGGAAGATGCTTTAAAACTTATTCTCTCTGATAAAAATATCACATGTGGCGCATATCCAATGAAAGGACTGCCATTAAGATACAATTATAATATTATAGAACCTCCAGTTACTGAAGATGGTTTAATTCAAATTGCAAGTATTGGATTTGGATTTTGTTGTATTAAAAGGCAAGTGTTTGTAGATATACAAAAAGTTTATGGTGAAGAATTAAAATACTATCCACCACTAAATAATTCAACTCGTCCACCATCAGAAAAAGAATATCATAATTCATATCACTATTTTTTGGAATTAAAAAAAGATATGTGTTTTCTGCCAGAAGATTTTTCTTTTTTTGAAAGAGCAACAAATGTTGGACATAAATCTTGGCTAGATCCAACCATTCAGTTGTGCCATGTTGGATCTCACGTGTATCAAAAGGAATAAATCTAAATGGCTATCATACCTGCTATTTCTAGCACATCCCCCTCAAACAACAAGGCTAGAATTTTTGGTGGAGTTTTTAGTCTTAAAAAAGTTTACAGAAGAACTACTGATAGTGAATATCAAAATGCCTTTGTAAGAGCTCAAATACCAAAAAAATATTCAGATATTTCATATACCTCTGGAGGATATCAAGGATCATCAGCTACTCAATCATCATTTGAAAGTGGAAATAAAATTATAAGTTCAATTTATAGAGTTGATACATCTTCAACAACTTTATCAAGAATTCCATCAAACCTAGTTAATACTTCATCAGCACCTGCTGCTTTTGTATCTGGACAGAATCCATCCACTAAACCTTTACCATTGAGTTCGGGAATGGCTGATCATCATGGTATATCAGATTATACAAATGGATATTTTTTGGGTGGAATTTTTTATGGAACTCGTCCAGGCAAGGACACACTTACATCTGCTTCATTGGTGTTTGGGATAGGGACTAAATTTCAATTTTCTAACGAGACATCTTCTAATGATTCTTCACTAGATTCTATTTTCAGAAGAGGAGGTTCCGTGGCGATGGGAGGATCTGCAGTTTTTACGTCAAGATCTGTAAATTATGCCTTTTTTTGTGGTGGGTCAAGAAGTGATATTGTTGGAACAGGTTTTTTATCGCCAGGTATTAGTAGAGATTGGGCATCTGGTTCACCATTTGCAGAATTTCACCGACCCGACATAGCTAGATTTGACTTCAGTAGTGGTGGTTGGGATACCTCACTTAGTTTTTCAAGTGGTGGTGGATTAAATATATCCAGGTCTGGATCTAGTAGTGTTTGTGATGATACGAATCAATATGGATACGTTGCTGGTGGAGCCTCAGGTCCAACAATCTTGGGTCAAATAAATCAGGTATATACCAATATAATTGTTGGTTCCATATTGAGATTTGATTTGCAGACAAATGTAACCGATGTATTATCAAATAACATTGATTCCCTAATGGATGGTGCTAGTATAACTGATGATACTCAAGGTTATGGTTATTTTTATGGTGGCGCGAATGCTTTTTTTCTACCACCTGCATCAAGTTTTTCTAGAACTCCTGGATCTGCACGAGTTGTACGTGGATCTACTCCGGGCAGCATTCGTAGATTAGATTTTAGAACAAATACTACATCGTTCGTGTCATCCGCACCTAATGGGCCCAGAAGATCGAGCAACAACAGAGGATATTCACAGGGATCCTTTATTGGTGGATTATCGATTATTAATGAATATTATCAGTTATCAAATGGATGGACCGCATTTAGTTTGGAAACTGGAACAACTTCCTTTCTATTTTCACCAACTACTATATATAATTTTTCTATGGCTACTTTGAATAAGGAGGAAAATCCTGTTCCCGCTCCTTTAGAAACCAAGGGATATTTTTATAGTGGAGAAAAAGCAGATTCATCTCCATCTGGATTTTCTTCTTCATCATTGATACATAGGTTAACATTTTCAACTGAGGTTATTTCTACTACTAATAATACATCAACTATGATTGGTGCGAATTCAGTGTCTACAAGTGATTTTTCTTTTATCGGTGGTGGTGTTAGGCAAGATCTTTCTGGCGGAATATATAGTGGAAACACACCTAAAATACAACGGTTTAGGCATGATGTGGAAGTTGTAAACACTTTGAACGCTGAAGTTACTCAGGCTTATGACGATAGTGTAAAAGCATGTGTAAAAAATTCTAATTATGGATTTTGGATTGGTGGAGTAATTTTTGGATCAAAATTTAGTATTATAAATCGTTTGGACTTCGCATCATTTACTTCAAGTCAATCTATTAGTAAAATGGCGATTGAACGGGGTAACATAGATGGAATAAATTCCGGTAGTGATAATAATTATGCATACATTGGAGGTGGATCAAGTCCCTCTAATACAATAAAAGATTCTAGAATTGAAAGAATTGATTTGTCTACAGAATCAGTGACTGTTCTTAGCTCAACTACTCTATTGGGAAGATCCTCAATGAATGCGATAGAAGATAAATTTTATGGATATTTTTTTGGTGGTGATTTAAGATCTTTAGATCGGTTTCAATTTTCTACAGAAACAAACCAAAGTTTTCCAAACATATTTTCGCAAAACATACATAGAAATGGTTCAATTGGTGATAAAACTAATTATGCATATATTAATTCTGGAGCTCCATCTTCAGTGATCCATCGTCTCAATTTTTCAAATACAACTGTTTCTATCCCAGGTTATAATCTTCCAACACCAATAAGAAAAAATACCGCGTTTACAAATAAATTTTAGTGATTTTTTTTTGATAGAGTATGAAAACATTTTATTTTCTTTCTGGACTTCCCAGATCTGGATCCACATTATTGACTTCCATTTTGAATCAAAATCCAAATATCCATGCGAGTGCAAACTCCCCTTTAT